CCAATTGCCTTATATAAATGGCTTTTAGAAAACTACAGCAAAGGACATGATTTAATTTTAGATACTCACGTCGGAAGTGCAAGCAGTTTAATTGCTTGTGAAGAATTTGGAATTGATTATATCGGCTTTGAACTTGATAAAGATTATTATGAAGTTGCAAAAGTCAGACTTGAAAAAGCCCGCTATGAACGTGAAGCGAAGAAAACAGATATTTGTGTGACTAAGGGTTTAACCCTATTTGACAACCAATAAAAAAAAATATATATTCCTCTCAATTAAAATTAATTAACATGCCACAAATTAAAAATCAAAAAACAACCACTATTCTCACCCGCATAAATAAAACTCAAATCATAATTCTTGAAAATCATCAAAAGTGGTTAAGTAAAGGGAAAAAAACATCTGCCGAATTAACTAAAAGAATTCAAGAAGAGTTTAGTGTTAGCAAACGCGTTGCAGAAAGTTATATTTCCGCAGCAAGAAAAGAAATTCGTTTACTTATCATAAAACAAAGAGATAAAAAATTAAATAAGGCTCTACTTGATCGTGAATGGGGAATTACAAAGGCTAAAGAAGATGGAGATAGTAAATTAGCTCTTGAATATATGAAGGATCGCGATAAACTCAATGAGCTATATACTGAACAAACTGTCACTACTAACTTTGATATTGATGTAAATGAGCTTACCGATCATGGACTTGAAAGAATCAAGCGCGGTGATGATCCTCGGGAAGTAATTCTTGATCCCAAATCAAGGAAGATAAAAAAAGATGAATGACCTGATGATAAGGGCAAACGCTGAATTAGAACTCAGAAAGAGGCGAGCTTTGAGATTAAAAGATTTTGAATCTCAAAAAGCTTACTATCGAAAAAATCCACTCGAATACATTCACGACAGATTAGAAATTCCAAAAGAAACAATTCAATGGTCACTCAATCCGGCTTATGAAAATCATATTTGGGATGGTGATAAAGATCCATTACTAAAGATGATGAACTCTATCGCTGAAGGAAAAAGAAGAATCGGCGTTGAGGCTGCAACCGGAACACAGAAGACACATACAGCCGCTTGTATTGCGCTTTGGTTCCTTGATAACTTTGATAATGCACTTGTTGTAACAACTGCTCCGAAGCAAGATCAACTTTCTTTGCATATATGGAAAGAAATCGGAAGGCTTCATAAAAAATTTGGGAAAGGAAAATTAACCGATCTTAAATTGCAAATGAATCCCGGATCGAACGATTGGATAATTGTTGGTTTTGTTGCCGGCATTGCAGCAGATGAAGAATCAACAACTAAAGCACAGGGATTTCACGCGGAAAATATGTTGATTATTTTAGAAGAAACCCCAGGTATTCCACAACCAACAATAACAGCATTTCAAAATTCTGCGGATGCACCAAACAATATTATACTTGCTCTCGGTAATCCAGATAATGAGTTCGATAACCTTCATAGATTTTGCACACAAAAAGATACGGTTCATATAAGAATTTCTGGATTTGACCATCCGAACATTATAACCGGTGATCCTCTATTTGTGCCGGGGGCAAAAACTATTTACGGACTCAATGATTTACTTACAAGATGCGGCGGTAATGATGAGGCTCCAATGTATCTTTCACGCGGAAGAGGAATACCGCCTAAGCAGGCAGCCGATAGTTTGATAAGAATGGAATGGATTGTTCAATCAGTTAAAAGATATAACAAATACATTGATCCACAAGGTAGATTAATTAAGGGAAAAACGATTGAAGGACTTCCCGCACTTGGTGTCGATGTTGCTAACTCAGACAATGGAGATGAAGCGGCTATATGTGAAGGTATTGGAAATGTTTGTTTGAAGATCAATGCTTTTCAATGTCCCGATGCTAATCAACTCGGGAAAAGAGATGTTGTTCAGGCTATGAACAGAAATAAAGTCCGCGCTGAAAACATAGGCATAGATGGCGTTGGAGTTGGGGCCGGGACAATTAACGCTTTGAAAGAAATTGGAATAACTGTTCAGAACTTAATTGGCGGAGCAAGCGCGATAAAAATAAACAATGACGAACAACAGCCGAAGAACTTAAGATCTCAAATGTATTGGCAAGCTCGTGAAGATTTGAGAAGCGGTGAAGTTATAATTCCAAATGACCTTGAGTTACATGCTGATCTTGTAGCCCCTAAATGGAAAGTAGTTGGTAAAACCATTGTTGTTGAAAGTAAAGAAGATATAAAAAAACGTCTCGGCAGATCACCAAATAAAGGAGATTCTTTTGTATATTGGAATTGGATTCGAAAACATAGACGTTTAATCACTGCGGGTGAAAACTTTTTTTAATTGAGGTAAAAAATGATAATGAGAATCATAAATTATTTTAGAAATCTTTTATTTGAATTGGAATTAATAAATAATCATTTGAAGAAAATAGAAAAACATTTGGAAAAGATTTCATCTTGTGTTAATAATGATAATTATAGACACAAAAATTCTATAAGTACGGGGCATTGGAACGATTAATTTTTTTAATTTTTTATGAAGGCAAATCAAATGTATAACTCTGAAGATATAACTAAGTTAATTGAACTTAACGGTGATAAAATCATTCCGAAAATTATTGAGCAACTTATTAAAGATCACAAGGGCACTGCTGATAAAATGAAAGAATATTATTTGCGTTATACCGGTGATGATGTTCCCATCATGCACAGAAAGAATAAAGATAAAGCCGGTATCAATATGAATAATAAAATTCATTGTGATTTTGAAGGCACAATCATTGACGAAATTAAGGGTTATATATGGGGACATCCTATTAAGACAGAATATCAAGATGAAGATGAAAATGCAGTAAAAAATGTTAATTCAAAAATCGAATTGTTAGAAACAAAAAACAATCTTGACTCACTTGATGAAGCAACCGGGGAGCTATCTTCTATTTGTGGTTATGCGGGGAGGCTTATTTATTTTGATACGAACGGTGATTTGAAAATAATGAACACAAAGCCGTGGCAAACAATTTTTATAATCAACAACTCAACAGAAGAAACAGACTATGCTTTGATTTATTATCCGTGGGATGTTGTTGATTATAAAACCGGGCAAATAAAGAAAACAATTAAAGCAGAGTTTTATGATAAAGAATTCATCAGATTTTATATAAAAGATAGCAGTAAATATGTTTTGGAACAGCAAGAAAATAAAGACGGAAAAAAGGTTGATTATTTGATAAATGTATTTGATTACGTTCCAGTAATAAAATTTAAAGCTAACAATATGGAGCAATCTGATTTAAAAAAAGTTGTTGGAAAAATAGATAGCTTTGATGAATTAATTAGCGATGCACAAAATGAAATTCAAGAGTTTGTACATGCTTATTTAAAAACAACGGGTGCTTTCATGACGCCCGAAGAAAGAATTGCGGCTCGTCAATCCGGTGTTTTCAATTTGCCAGACAAAGATGCAGATGTTGATTTTATAACTAAAAATATTCAAGCAAATTTCTTTGAAAGTCAAAAGAAAACATTACGCGAAGAAATATTTAGCAATTCCAAAACTGTTGATATGTATGATGAAAAGTTTAATCAAGGCGGACCTGAGTCCGGTGAATCGCGCAAATGGAAATTGCTTCAGCTTGAGTTCAAGGCAATTAGCAAAGAACGTAAGTTTACCGAAGGCTTAAGAAACATGTGGAAAGTCATAACGTCTGCTCCGGGATCTGAATTTAAATTTGATTACCTCAAGTTAGATTTTAAATACACAAGAAATCTTCCTATTGACTTTCTTTACTATGCAGATATAGCAACTAAATTAAAATCAATTATTCCCGATCTTGATATACTTTCACTCTTGCCTTTTGTTAAGAACGCGAAAGAAACTTATGATAGATTACAAGAGGAACGCGGTCCTGATCTTGATAACATCATGCCGAGCGAAGAAGAGTTGAACGCAAGGATACAAGGATTATTAAATGCAAGTCAAGGAAAGTGAAATGAATAAATTTTTTAATTTCTTTCGGAAGAAAAAAGAGAAAAAAAAGAAAATCTTTAGAACGATTTCACTTCGGAACATTTAGCCCGGTAAAAAAATAAGGAGAAATTAAATGGAAAATTTAATTCCACAATCAGTTTTTGAAGATTTAATTGAACAGTTGAGTTATGGTTTAATTGAGGATAAAATTAATATTCAAATTCCCTTTGATTATAATTTTTATGATTTCGATGAAGATATTTGGGAAAAAGTTTTAAAACCCAAAACAATTGAAGAATTTAAAAATGTGATTAAAGAAAAGATTGGAGATAAACCTTATAAAATAAAAGAAATTTTCAATGCTAAAATAATAAATGACGTACAAAAAGAGATATTTTCAATTGACTTCATAATTTCTTACAAAAAATAAATGCCAGAACTTGATTTCAAAAAAATACTTGCCGATGGTTTATTTAACAACGAAAAAATGTTGAAAAAATATAGACCATCCATTCTACGAGCTTATAAAAATTCATTGGATGAAGCACGATCTTTACTTGGTGAACTTTATGCAAACTTTGAAGGCTTTGAAAAATATAAAATTGAAAAAAAGTTTAATAGATTAAAAAGCCTTGAGAAACAAATCCGAGCAAAATTAAAAGAATTGGGATATGAAGATAAAGTTGATGCGATATTTAATAAAGCCGAAAAGAAATTTATAAAACAAAATAAACTTGCTATTGTTGAAACTTTTGAAAACAGCTATTATGAGCGCGGCTTTGTTTTTGAAAAATTAACATCAATGGATTTAGGGTTTACAAAACTGAGTCCAAAGAAAATCGAAGCGGCTATATTAAATCCACTCGATAAAATTACATGGATAAAAAGATCGAAAGCCCATAGCGATAAATTAAAAAAAACAATTAACGAAAAGATTGCACAGGGATTTATTAACGGCAAGCCTTATTCGGAAACCGCGAGAGAACTAAAAGATGTGACTCAAAAAACAACTGGGCAGTTAATTAAAGTTGTTCAAACGGAAGGCCACAGAGTCAACACAATGGGTGAACTTGCAAGCTTCGATCAAGTTAATGAAGCGGCAAAAGACTTGGGCTTTGAAGCTGTAAAGACTTGGAACGTTTCTATAGGGGCGGCAAAAGAAAAAAGACACGAATTAACCGATTTAGATCAACAAGAAGCTGATGAAAATGGCTTGTTTCATCTTGGAAAATTAACTGCTGAGGGACCTGGACTATTTGGAATTGCAGAAGAAGACATTAATTGTTTATGTTATCTAACTTTCGAAATCAAAGGCTTATCTCCAACGATTCGCCGTGATAATGAGTCTGGAAAAATAATTGGTTACAAAAATTACAACGAATGGGCTAAAGGAAAGGGGATTATATGAAAATCTTTAAAACAAAAATTATTATCATCAAAGAGTCAAAAAAATTTGAAGAAAACTTTAAAATTGTTGAGAGGGATGTTTACATAAACATTGACAATATTGATTATGTAGACGTAATAACCGATAATGAATTTTTAATTCTGTTTAAAGATGGAAAAAAAATTTCAACTAGGAAAAATCCTTTGAAGAAATTTATAAAAAAGAACAACCAATAATATCAAGTGGTTGGTCTGAAGGATCAAATTTTGTAAAAATAAATGATGAAATTGTTTTCCGTTCGGATGATGATTTTAAAATCAAGTTATTTATAGCAAAACTAAAGTTAAAGGACTAAATAATGATTGGTCAAATAACTCGACATTTTAGTTGGGAAGAAGCGGGAACGAAAGTTCCAGAACAATATCATCACAATGTTTTTAAAGTTGCGGGTAATCTTGAACTTATTAGACTCGCTTTGCAATGTCCGATAATTATTGATTCTTGGTATCGAACTGAAAAACAAAAAAATAATATTTGTCACGATTTAACATCTGAACATTTTTCTGGATCTGCCGTTGATTTTCACACAGAGAAATTTGAATCCCTTGACCTTTGGAAAATAATGAACGCAATGATAAACTTAAGCCTTATAACAAAGGGCGGATTATACCTTCTTGATAACTTCGTTCATTATGACATCAGAGGCGAAAAATTAATTAAAGATTATACTTCAGATCTGAAATTGGATAAATTTATAAATCAAAATAGGGAATTGAGCAATGGATAAATTTGAAATGATTATAAAAGAAGATTCACCCTTCCCAACAGTTAAAATTAATGGCAACGTTATTCCAATATTTAATTTGAATATTCATTGGGATGTTGATAATGTAGCATCTGTAGAATTACGGAGTTGGATTAATGAATCATCTGAGATCAACATCGAGACAGATAAACTTATAATCAATGCTTTTCCCGTTGATGATGAAGTTGGAAGGAAGATTTTCAAATCATTACTTAAAAGATATTATCCAGAAACAATAATTAGTAATTGGATTGATAACGAAGATCGAATCTCGGATCAAGAAGCTTGGACAGCAATCGAACTATTTTATAAATTTTTATTAGGAGAGTAAAATGAATAACCCAATTTTGAAAGCAATAGTTATTAAAACTAATGAACATATTAAAGTTTATTCGCTCAGCGATGGTAAATACGCCGATGCCGATGCAATTTCTGATTACAAAGAACCAACAGCAAAGATTGCCAATAAAAAAATTTTTGAAAAACACGAACTTAAATTTCAATAGGAGAAGTAGACAATGGACATCAATGAAATAACAACCTACATCGAACAGAATAAAGATTCAGAACCAGTTAAAAATTTTATTGCCGGTTTCTACACTCCGGAAAGGCTCGCGCCTATTCTTGATTCCGAAACTGGAGCGAAGATATTACAACCGCGCCTTGACAAATATCACTCAAAAGGATTGGAAACTTTTAAGGCAAATAATCTTCCGAAATTAATTGATGATGAGATTGCAAAACGTTACCCGGGAGAATCAGAGGATCAAAAGCGTATCAAAAAAATTGAAAGTGATCTAGAAAATCAAAAGCTTACTGCAACTCGTGAAAAAATTAAGAACATGGCTTTAACAAAGTTGTCGGAAAATAAAATGCCGGCCGGATTGGCCGATCTTCTTATTGCGGATGATGAAGATACATTTACTTCAAAATTTAATTCTGTAAAAACTATTTGGGATAGAGAATTAGACGCGCGAATTAAAGAAGAATTGAAAAAAAACGGACGGACTCCGCATAAAGACATTGATAAGGGGAAAAGTAATTTTGACTTCAACAAAGAGATTCGTGAGGCGGCGGGATTTCAAGGCTCTTGACATTTAAAAAAAAATAAATTACTATTGCGGCAGAGACTTGAAGGCTTAATTGACTGCAAGGTTCTGAGAAGTGCCGAAACTTGAAGGCGCGTACTTCAAGGTTCAAACCCGGACTGATTCACTTCAGGCCACAAACCGCACTCAGAGGCTTAGTTGACTCTTAGGGCAAAATAGAAAAACATAATTATCAATTATAGTTTCTAATTTGTTTAGGAGTTAACAATGAAAAAGCAATCAATTGTCTTATCGATATTTTTAACAGTCTTTATTCTTTTTTATTTTATATCACCCGATATAGCTGTTTATGCGTTGGGCGCAAGCGCGTTAGCTTTTGGTGTCACAATAGATCGTAGTGGAGCGTCCGCGCTCATGCCCGAAGATGTTTCACGTGAAATTATACAGGACATCCCGCAAGCTTCAGCAGTACTAAGTCTTTTCAGACGATTACCAAACATGACCAGGGCACAGCAGAGAATGCCAGTTCTTTCTTTTTTTCCATCTGCTTATTTTATAAATGGCGATACCGGAAGAAAGAAAACGACTAAAATCGCGTGGGATAATAAATATCTAAATGCTGAAGAAATAGCAGTAATAGTTCCAATTCCAGAATCAGTATTATCCGATGCCGATTATGATATTTGGGGCGAAGTACGTCCTCGATTATTGGAAGCAATTGGAAAGGTAGTTGACGGTGCAGTTCTTTTT